AATCCCAGACCTTAACTTCGAGTCGACCCTTATACGGGTTGATATCGTTGTTAGTCGTACCAGTCCGTTGCATTGAATCCATTAAGATTCGTGCCTCTTTTTCAAGGGCAGGCGGAACTAATAAGACTTGCGGGTTAACTAACATTAGCTGACCTTTACCGTCGAGGGTTGCTCGCATAGTAACAAGTGCGTTCTCAATCGAGTCTTCACTTAAATCGGCAGTAATGTAGTTAGATTGGGTTGAGCCACCATCTTCACGAGGGTGAGCATTATAGAACAAGGCGACAGCGTCAGGCCCCGTAAAGGGTGCTGAACCACCACCACCTGCAGTAAATCCGTAGTTGAAAATATCAGCTCCGAATTGTTCGATTGTTCGGACTTTAGCGTTCGCAAGGTTTTGAGGCTTGCGTCGCATGACACCGAACTGGTCGTCCTCCCAAAGCTCTTGAGATACCGAAGTACCTTTTGCAAACTTCAGGTGGGTATAGATGACATTGAAACCTTCAACTTCATCTTCATAGGTTATAGGTGCAGACTCACTCGTTTGAACCAACCGTGATAGCCCAGTAGCGCTAGAGTCTTTTTCAATATTCTTTACCGAAGTATCGACATTGAAAATACTAAACACTTGCTGTTGCAACTGACGAATTTCGTCACCGTAAATCTTACGGAAGGCTGGGTCGAGGATGTCTGGCCATGAGGGTCTTAGAGATGCCATAGATTATCCTTTCAAGCCTAGCTGGCCACGTATGGGTTAAGGAATGAGTTCACCAGTACAAATACGCCATAAGAACCTGTAGGCAGACCAGTCAATCCCGTTGTCGGGAAACCTGGTTGTCCAGGAATTTGCACTAATACGAATGCACCCAAAGTTGTACCTGTAGCGCTGACTGTTTCAGCACCAGTAGCACCAGTAATGTCAAAATATTGACCTACATAGCTGTTAGTACCGTTGGTCAGAGCTAACGAAGTGGTGGATTTGAGTAAGTAGCGCATGTTGCGGTCAATGCAGACTGAGACTGAAACAGTTCCAGTTGCAGTTCCCGTAGCAGTGCCTTCTGCCATACCCAATAACCGAGCACCGTTGACAGTAGCATTAGTAACTGTACCGCTAGTGAAATATACAAAGTCTCCAGCGTTAATTGTTACACCGCTCGCTACAACAAAACTCTGTGAAGCATAGTTAGTGTGGCCGTCTATACGTCCTATGGCTGCTGGGTATTGTACCCCAGTAACAGTTTGAGACATAGTAAACTCCTAAAATTTAATATTAAGTGGAGTTAAACTACTTCCGACAGTTCTTTTATAGCTTCTTCCCTAGTCTTAGAGGTAAACATTTTCTGATAGGCATCTACTTGGGCATCGCTTACTTTGGGTTGTTTAGCTGGGGGTAAAGTAGCACTGTTAGTGTGGGTACTAACACCTGCATTCTTAACAGCAGCATCTTTAGCCGGATTAATTGGTGCCCAATGCAGAGTACCAGCGATACCAGCATAAAGTTCTTTCCAAGTCGGTATGCGTCCCAATTCATCAGTAAGAGCTTGTTGTACGCCATTACTGACTTTAGTGAATCTATCAAATTCTCCAGGTTCAGTAACTATGGGATATTCTTTTTTAAAATCATCAAAGGCAGAAAACATTGCCTGAGTATCGACTGCTTTAATACGCTGAATCTCTGGTATTTGATTAATAGCAGTTTGCAGTGGTGGTAGTTGGGGCTGGGTTGGTAATGTGGCAACTGGTTGAGTACCTTCTGCTGGGGGTTGCGTCGTTGGCAGTGGTTGGATAGGTTGCCCTTGAAGTTGGGCTTGAAACTGGGCGATAGTAGCGTCTTTCTCTTTGACTAAGTTGTTTAATCGCAGAGCTTCCTTGAAACTATTGTCGTAAGCTTTCTCCAACTCAGGGGTATACTCGGCTAGAGTTTCACCTTTAAGATTAGGGAATTGCTTTGTAAAAGTCGGGGCTTCAGTTGCGGGTTCTTCTGCGCCTTCAGTAGGTTTTTCCTCTTCTGGCGTTTCGGTTGCCGTTTCTTTTGCCTGTTCGGGTTCGTTCAGGTTTTCCTGTTCCTCTGGCTCTAAGTCTGTATCCTCTTGATTGGTGGTTTCGGCTGCCTTTTCAGGCTCTACATCACCCAAGATTGCATCGGCTTTTTGCTTATCGGTCAGTTTGGCCATTGTTAACTCCTATGGGATTTTTTCCCGTTATTAGATTTTTTCTAATTCAGCATAAGTGCTGATATGAGGGGGGAGGTGGGCACCGCCCCTCATATCAATACTCATGGTTCTTGAGTATTATTTTTATAAATCTTTTTAATCTCCAGAAGCATCAGTCGGTGGGCTTCAGCTTGTCCTTGAAGCATGGCTACTCGTTCTGAGCTGCCAGGTTGCCCCATAACTACGCCGATTATCTGTCTGCCGACCTCAGTTTGTTTAAGCTCGTTCCACTTGACTAGAGCTTTAAACTCTGGATATTCATATAAAGTTGCGAGGGCTTGCTTGTCTTTATCGCTTAGTCCTGTCATAAGTCTACCTATAGTTACTCATATAATACAAGTAACACATACTATACGCTAGTTCTAACTGGTTTGTTTAATGGAGTTTGGGTGAAGCCACCAGCTTGGGCGAGGGGTTGGTTCTGTGGCTGTGAAGTCATACCCAAAGCAGGTAGATTCGGCAGTGCGCCTACGCCAGTCGGGGATGCTGGACGATTAGCACCAATGGGGGGTTGAGCGTTCGGGGCTTGCATCTGCGGATTGCCTGGTTGGCCAGGAGTCCCAGTCTGATTGCCACCAAGTCCATTAGCACTCATAGCTTGGGCGGCAGAGTTAGTGGCTGGGTTAGCCTCATGTTCACCCATAATGTGGTTAGCAAATAACTGCCTAATGGTCGGGTTCTTCTGCACCAGTGCTTGGTATTCAGTGCTTCTAGTAAACATAATGTGGATGAGAGTGTGCTCTTCGGTGGCACCAGGAGTCGGGCCGAGCGGTTGACCGCCAGCCATGACACGGTTCTCAGTTTCAGCCTGCAGCATAGCAGAACCTGGGTCTTGGTTAAATCCAGCCAGCCAGTCTTGTGGTTTTTCGTCGTGGACTTTGAGTAATCGGGTCATACCCTTACCAATATCAAGCAGTGAAGCGGTCTGCGGATTGCTCATAAATAAAGTAAATAGTTCGGTATCTCTGGTTTGCTGGACAGTTCTGCTGACTGGTGTGAACTGGGTAGCATCAACAGATATGTCAAAACTACCCTCCAGGTATTTAGCCATTTTCTTATTAAGCTCAAAGCTGGATGAGCCGGTAATGTTCTCAACGTTTAATGTCGGTGTGCCATTGACATCTTTAATCTGAAACTTCTTGCCCTCGACATTAATAGTCTTGAAGACTTGCTGTTGTTTCTCTTCACGGGTTTCGTAGATAGTATCCATGCGACCAAGCGGATAGAAGAACTGTATATTACTCCACTTCAGTCTGCCGATACGGATAACTGTTTCCATCTCATCAAGTTGAGCTATCATCACAATACGTTTCAGATAATTTTCTTGTTTAAGAGCGGCAGCGGTAGCGGTGGCAGACGGTTCTTCTTCTTTCTCTAAGTCGATACCGATTGCTCGGCTAATGTCCTGAATCATAATCTCATCAGACTTGAAGTATGACGGGCCAATATCAGGTATGACTAACGGTTGGATAGCTTGGTTAAGTGGCAGACCATTGGTGTCGATTGAAATAAGACCACCAGGACGGGTCACTAAATCTTCCTCGTCAATATCGTACATATTGTTATGCAGGAACATCTGGTTAATCTGCATGTGCTGTCTGTCCATATTCATGTTGCGAATAGTGTTTCGCTCTTCGGCTAACATGTGAATGATGCGAGGGATACCCATGCCCCAGAAGCGTCCTGGCACACGGTAGTAATAACGAACAGCGAACGGTAATTCTTTGTGCTTGGTTGGTAGTGGGCCGTAATGAATAACGACGTTGTTAGCGACTACCCAATAAGCGTCTAAAGCTCGGTTGTAGTAGTGGAGAACCTCTACGTCGTTACCAGTAATGTCTTTCGGTAGTTTGAAGAATGAGCGAGTAGTAGTCTCGCCACCACGAGTTACTAGGTCTTGGTTGATAAAGTCTTTCTTCATGCCGTAGATGCGCTGGAAGTCTCGGATGTTCAATATCTCACGACGCACAGCATCATCAGCATAGTCAACCGTCCGAGCTTTCTCGTCGATATAACAGAACTCATTGGGCAACCACTCGGTAAAATCGTCATCGAAGTCGGTAATCAGACGTGGTTTGTAAACATAGTTGCCGTCCTTATCAACATCATCGAGGTCTTTGACCCAGCGCTGCTCAAAGCGGTAGTAATCATATAAGAAAGATGTCCCCCGAATTGCTGCAGCCAAACCAGACATGTAATAGTTATAATCAAAGTTGGTATTGTTCATGTTGTAGTTCAGGACGGAGTTGGCGAATTCCTGAACTGGCTCTTCTGATGAATTAGTGGCCGTTAAAGTAGGTCGGGATTTCCGAGCGATTGTTTCCTGCATATGCGATTGGATAGCAGCGAAAGCGTCGGGCAGTTTTAGTTTACTTCTGGTTTCATCAGGGTCAGGTATACCAGTAGTAGGATAACTGTAATTAAAAGCAGCTGCTGAAGAACTGTTTTGAGTGGTCATCGAAGACAGGGCTTCGTCGCTTAACCAAAGTTGGTATTCCTTATCAGCCATTTCCCATTCACGTTCAGCTTCAGTCCGCCAGTCATTATCACGCATCTGGTAATAACGGTAATAAGTCTGTCGCCGCACTTCACGTTCTTTTTTGTTACTGGGATTGTAGCCTATTTTACCACGTAGTGCTGGTTTACCACCCATGCCAGTATTGATAGTACCGCCAGTACCCTGAGTATTGACCGGATAGTTAACATCTACTGGGATTGTCGCTGGGTCAGTATACTTATTAGTATTAGCTTGAGGAATTTCAGCCATATATTAGAAGTCAACCACAACCTAGAAATTTATAAAAGTATCACTAGTAGATTAATATCCAGTAATGCGAGAAATTTTAGGACGATAAGGATTACGTTTAGGGTCGTCAGGATAACCTCCATTGGCCTTAACTTTAGGACTGGGGGCATGAGCGAAACCCAGTACGTTGGCCAAGGCGTCAATAGTATCATCATTCTTACCGGCAGGGAATCTAAGCAATTCATATTCCAACTCGTCTAATTGCGGACAACCTTTAATATGGAAAATATGATGAAATTCATAAAAAGGAGCAAGCGCTCTGATACGCTCCTCTTTCGATTTGGTCTGCTGTTTAATCTCTTGGATGGGCAACCAAACACTCCGGCGCTTCATTTCATTAGTCAGTTCATACATTATTGACTTCTGCTGGAAGACAGTTTCAATGATAATCAGTTTGGGTTGGAATTGCTGGTTTAACTCAAATATTTTATTGATGATATCGCTATATTTCAATTTTTCACGAACAACATGGCGCACATATAGTTCCTGCTGATAATCCATGCCGACTACTACCAATGCCGCATAGTCTGAATA